GGGACGGCGGCGGTGACGGTAGACACCACAGGAACAGTTTATCGCAACTCAAGTGGCGATTTGGTTGCAATCTCAGATTTGCAAGCGATTGCATTTGCTGCAAGCGGGGCTGCTTCCGCGGTTGTCAACAACGGGCCAACGCTACATTCGAGCGGCGGCAGCATCGCTGTGAGTTCAGTGGTTGGCGATTTGCAAGATTTTGTGGATGTCGCAGTCATCGGCACCGCCGGCACCGCCTCCTACACGCTAGTTTTGTATGGCACTTGACCCCGGCAAGCTCCGCGAGCGCGTCACGATTCAGCAGGCGACCGAGCGGCGTAACTCGCTCGGTGAGACCACGCTGGAGTGGAGCACGTTTTCCGAGCGGTGGGCGAGCGTTCTTGGTGCGGGGCAGCTCGAGGTCAGCATCACGCACCGGGTACGCCTTCGGTATGTCACCGGCCTGACGCAACAGATGCGGCTTATCTGGCGTGGCCGCACGCTTGAGGTCGTGAGCCTGCTCGAGCACAACAACCGCAGCGAACACGAGCTCATTTGCCAGGAGACCAACTGATGGCCAACCCGTACGCCGGCAGGCCGGTCATCAACTTTGCCCTGGGCCGTGGCAAGCAGGCCAAGGCGTTGTTTCAGGCCCAGCCGCTCAAGGACGTCACCGATGCCCTTTTGGCGTTGCCTAAAGACATCAGCCTCAAATATCAGTCCAAGGCGCTTAAGAAGGCGGCCAAGCCTGGCATTGAGGCTCTGCGTCGCAACGTGGCCGCACTGGGCCAGGTGACGGGCAACCTGCTGGCCAGCGTCACCAGCGTGGACCGCAAGTACAGCAACAACCGTCTGCGGATCCCCGTGGGCGTGGTAGTCGTGGGCTTCCGCCGGCCGACCAACGCGAAGAGCCAGAAGTCAGCCACCCCGGCCTTCGCCGGCGGCAGCGTGCTTAAGGGCCCTAATCGGGCGTACCACTCGCACCTGGTGGAGTACGGCACCAAGCCTAGGCAGCCTGGCAAGAGCCGCAGGACGAAACGACGTCGCGTTATCCTGGGCGGCCGGATCCGTACGCTGAGCCAGACCATCAAGCAAGACCCGGCTAACCCGCGCGGCATCCTGTCCTCGTTCAAGACTCGCGGCCCGTTCTTTGGAGGAGGCCGTGGGCTGTACCCGGCCGACTTCATCGCCACCGGAGGCGTGGGCCCGTCGCCAGCCCGCCGGCCGCTAGCTAAGGCGTTTCAGTCTTCCAAGTCGCAGATGCAGTCGGTGCTGGACATTGAGATGCGGAAGGCGTTGCAAAAGGCCACCCGCGAGTACCAGAAGCAAGTCGGCGACTTCGGAGGCATCTGATGCTCAAAAGCCCAGAGCAGGTTCTGAAGCACCGCATTGAGACCACGCCGGCGTTGGCCCTGCTCTTGGGGTTTCGCACGTACCCGGTGCTCGCGCCCATGTCGGCGTCCCTGCCGTTCGTCACGTACCAGCGTGCCATCATTGAGCGAAACCAGACGCTGACCGTGCCGGTCGGCGTGCCAAGGGTGTCGGTGGAAATGTCGACGTACGCAGCCACCTACGAGGCGGCCAGAGAGGTGGCCGACGGCTTGCGGTCGGCTCTGGATGGGTTCCGTGGTTCTGCGTACGGTGTAGATGTGGAGCATGTGGCCCTCGACAGCGAGCGCGACGGCTTCGTGCAGCTGGACGGCAGCGAGCTGCCGCCGGTGTACCAAATCACTCAGACCTTCGACGTAGCCTGGCAGGAGACCTAGGAACATATGGCGACTTACGCAACCGGCGTTGTCTTCAACTTTGCAGGTGCGACGTACACCGTCACGAGCGTGACTTACGCTCTCGGCGAAACGGGCGGCGGGGCTGACTTAATCGACGCCAGCCACCTGGGGCTCACCACCGGAGCCAGCGTGATCTCGCTGTCCCGGCCGTTGCTCGGCACGCCCGGCGGCGACACTGGCAAGACGGTGTCGATTGAGTACATCGGAACTGATCCGGTGGCCCAGAACGCTACCGGCACGCTGTCCATCAGCGGCCCGATCAGCGTCTCGGCCAACGCCACCTGCCAGAGCTCGAGCGTCACCCTGACGCTGAACGACATCGTGCGGGGCTCGGCCGAGTTCCAGCTTGAGTAGTCGCAACCACGGAGGCTAACCCGTGGCGACGTATTCGACCGGCGTTACCGCCACCTTTGGCGGAACTCCCATCACGGAGATCGTCGGCCTGTCGGCAAACTATGGCAACGGCATGCCCGAAGGCCGAGACGGCAGCAGCTGGAAGCCGCTGCTGGGCCAAGTGCAGATCGAGTCGCTGGGCGGATTTGTTGCCGGCCTTTGGGGAACGCAGGCCCAGTTAATGCTCTCTGGTGGCGGCCTGTCGTTGACAGAGGTGGCAGTATGCACTGACACGAGCGTAGCCGGTGAGGTCAACGGCCTTACCCGCTACTCCTACACGTTTGACCTCATAGGGTGACCAATGGCACTGACGCGAGACCAGATTGACCAGGCAACCGACGCCAAGATTCTCACCGTGCCGTGCCCCGAGCTCGGCGGCGACGTGTGCATTCGGCTCATGAGCGTGGGTGACCGCGACTCGTACGAGCTCAAGCTGCTCGAGGCCGAGGGCAAGGCTATCCCCGACTTTCGCTCTGAGCTCTTGGCCCGCACGCTGTGCGACGACAAGGGCGAGCTGCTGTACCCAGGCGAGGAAGGCGTGGCCGCCCTGAAGAAGCGCAGCAGCGACGTGATGCACAAGCTCTGGCATGCGGCCCTCAAGCACAACGCACTCACCGAGGAGGAAATCAAGAAGCTAGCGGGGGAATGAACGCCCGACCGACGCTGCAGTTCAAGCTGCGTCTGGCCGGGCACCTCCACAAAACGCTGGCAGAGATCGACCGGATGGACTCCCGCGAGTTCTCGATGTGGATCGCTTACAGCCGGTGGTTCCGTCCGCTTGATGATCCGTGGCTGCAGTCTGGCATGCAGATTTCGGCGACCCTCGCTCCGTACAGCAAACACAAACCACCAGACCCAGAAGACTTCATACCCGTTGACTCCCTGACGCCGCAGCATCCGACCCAGGTTGTCGACAACCTCAAGGCTCTGGCGGAAGCACTGAAGAAGAAGTAATGGCAAGCGTAGGCATTGGTTTCCAGTTGTCGGCAAATGCCGCGGGGATGTCCCAGGGCATCAACGCTGGCGTTGTCGAGCTGCAGAAGCTCGGCCTAGAAGCCAAGAAGACGGCCGGCGACGTGCGGATTCTGACCGGTCTGCAGCTTGGCACGGCGTTTGTGTCAGCCGTGCGTTCGGTGGCTCGGTCTTTCACCTCGTTCACGGCCGGTGCCTCGGCCAGCATCGACTCAACCAACAAGCTCAGCCGAGCGTTGGGCATCTCGTTTGGCGAGTTGCAGCGGCTGCAGTTGGCGGCCGACTTGTCGGGGGCCTCGAGCGAGCAGCTGGCCAATGCGTTCACTCGCGCCCAGGTAACGATCACCAAAGCCAGCAAGGGCGGCCGGGAAGCAACGGCGGCCCTGCGGTCGCTCGGGTTGTCTGTGGGCGAGCTGTCGAGCCTGAGTGCGTCGCAGCAATTTGAGAAGATCGCCACGGCCATTGCTGGCATCGACAACCCAGCCCAGCGGGCGGCGGCGGCGGTTGCCATCTTCGGCCGGTCTGGCGCTCAGTTGCTGCCGACGTTCCAAGAGTTGGCCAGCAACCTACAGCGGGCCGAAGGGTTCTTCGCCGGCTTTAAGTCGCAGCTGACGGGCGATGATGCCGCCCAAGTCGAGGCTATCAACGACGCATTCACGGAGGTACAAAAAGCCGTCACACAGACGGCCGGGCTGATTCTTGCCAAGTTGTCGCCGGCGCTGACAGCAGGTGCCGAAAAAGTGCGGCAGTTTATCCAGAACCTCGATGTCAACGAGGCAGCACTGGCAGCCAGGGATTCGCTCAGTCAGTTCACGGCCGTGGCGTCCACCTTGGCAAATGTGATCGGCCCGGTATTGCAGCGGCCGCTGTTTGCCATTGGCGCAGCGTTTGCGTTTATCAACCGGCAGCAAATAGCACTGGCCATTACTTCTGCAGCCAGGGCGTTCTCCGCGGCCGCCGTAGCGACAACTAGCTACAGCGTGGCAGCCGGTGCTGCCGCGGCAGCTACCAACCTGCTGGCGGCGTCGATTCGCGGAGCTTTGCTTGCAACTGGCGTCGGGGGGCTTGTCGTTCTTTTTGGCGTGGCAACAGAGGCAGCACTGCGTTGGGCGCTTGCAAGCAATGATGCCGCCGCAACCGTCGTGCAAGGACAGCAGCAAGTAAATGCCGAAGCCGCGAACACAGTGCAGGCGTTCGAGCGTGCTGGCACCGCCGCCCAGAACTTCGGCGCAAAGGTCCAAGCCGCCGTCAAGGTGCCGCAGCTGTCCATTGGCGACATTGCCCAGGACGGGATCAACTCGGCACAGTCGGCTATCTCCGGCCTCGCCAAGGAGCTC